ATTAGACCCGTTCTGCGCCCAGGTTGGGTTTGTTGCTGAGTCAAACGTTAGCGTGCCACCAGCCTCCACTGACAGCGCGCCCCACGACCCAATAGAAGTACCGCCAGCCGTATAACTTCCTGCGGTGCCTACTTCGGTAAAATCACCTAATGCCGGCGTTGCAAACGCCGCTGTTGGCGTAGTTGTGTTATCCAGAATTGCACACTTGATATCATCTGCTGATTCCCAGCCGCCGAAGAATGCCGTATCTAATGCCTCTTCAAAAAAAGTTACATCACCTGTTGCCACTTGTTTCTCCAAAAACGTCCCGCAATGCGGAACTAATTAATCACTTCTCTTGCTACTATTCGTTTATAGCGATCCAGTTCTTCGTCATAATCAATGTCGTACACAATCTCTCTACCAGAATTAAGACGATTCTTTATATCTGATAAATCATCACTGACATTAATTGGCTTTGGTAAGGAAGAAATCATTTCCATTAGCGGAAACAAATCAACATCCTTTGGAACAATCTGTTCACGCGGTATTGCTTTAACGTCATTTGCAATACTCGTAATAATTTCAGTAAGGTCTGGAATTTTTTCAATGCGACTCAACAAGCTTTCAATCGCATTAGCATGTCCTTCAGACTGAGTAACAATTGCATTGTTTGTTGCTGCATGAAATTGAGAAACGATTTTGACAAGATCGTTAACCACGCCAGCCAATGCCTGAGAAAGTTCTGTAATGTCCCTTCTAAGCTCGTTGGACTGGCGTTCCAGTTGTCCGGAAACACGGTCACTAAGGGCGTTATTTATTGTCCCTGTTAGTGCCTGATTAAGTTCTTCCTTGCTAATCTTGTTGCTCTCGGCCACCTTTGCTTCTGCTTTTTGCAGTCTTGTTTGCAGACTGACGACGTTATTCAGCAAGTTCTCTAGCTTAGGCACCGATTGCCACCAATCCCTTCTTAATAGCTTCGTTCTCTATTCTCTGAGCCTCTGCGTCTGCCAGATCTTTGCTGGCCTTAGCCAACTTGGCTTCCATCTCAGCTTGTGCAGAAGCTTTTTCCAGGTCCGCAATTTCTTTCTGTTCCGCTTGCGCAGCCTCTACCTGCTGTTGCTCCTCTGGTTCAAGCTCGCGTTTTAGTATCTTGTCTTTATTGCGAAGCGTAGACATCTCTACAATGTCCTTAAAATCAATTTCCTGTGGGTTGGCCTGATAAAGACTGACTAATGCCTCAAACTGTTCTGATTGCAGATTTACCGTATCCGGAACCTCTTCAATAATTATGTCTACATCCATCTCAGCCACATCATTCTGTGTTTGTGCGATCTGACCCAATGCAGGGTTTTGAGCAATCAATTGTTGTAGTTCTAGTGGAAATTGCTCTTTGACCTTATGAGGCTCAATACCGGCCTGTTGTGCGATATTGGCCTCGGCAATGGTTATCGGTTGATTTAAACCTACGAATCTCAGGTTATTCTCATCATCCGTTACTCTTATCCATTTCTCTTCACGCCAGAACTGCTTGATTCTGTTCCACACCGCTCTATAAATATCTTTCTTCCATTGAGCATGACCGTCATACAATGACATCAACTCAACCAGTCCACCTTGTTGAAGTGACTGGATAGCCCTACCCGAAAGACTGGCCTCTGTGTTTCCCTGTAACGCAGCATTAGCCTGCACTACCTGGAACATAGACTTGGCATCCTGGTAAAACTCAAAGTGAGGCCCGACAAGACTTTCATTGGGTAGGATCCCAAAGTCCTTGCCAAACTCACCCATATTCGGGAATTCTAAGTGACCGTCTGGTTTGTTAGCCTCTTTCTTGAACTGGTCGATCTTCTGGATCTGGCCCTCTTTAGAGAAGGTCTTTTGTGTGTTCATGATGTGAAGGGCTTTGGAACGACGTTTATTAAGCTCATCCTGTATCGGGATTAATCCCTCAACGCCACCATATCTCTGACCATCACGCTTAACCTTGAACGACCGCATCTTGTGCGGATTTTCAGGTAAGCCATCCTCATCCAAATACTTGGATAGTTCAGTCTTAACTAACCATGTATTCCTCGCATAGATGGCGTGATGCCACTTCTGCTTGTGTATGAAATAGATATCCACACACATGACTCTTCGACGTCTTCGATCCCACCAATGAACGGGCTTGTCATCATAGGTGTCTGAGTCGTTAGCCATATCAATACCAGCAGCTAACTGATCAGCAGCTTCGGGCCATCTGGCCTTAGCCTCTTCCAGGTCTTTCCAGACAACAACACCTGTATATCTTGCGTCTGAGTAGTCTTTCTTTAGCGAGTATGGGTCTGCAAAGAACCTGTCCCACCGGATATGATTGATTGTGACCTCAATCTCATCACCCTTGCGCTTTGCCTCAACACTCGCCCCGCCAGTTCCCTCAATATATCGGTTCTCGAATGCATCCGATGCGACCATATCGAAATCATTGTTATCACAAACAAAGCGAATGGCATCTGTAGCGGCGTCAGCAGCATCATCATGCTCTGGCGTTCTAGGAAATGCTCTGGGGTCTGTTCTTGACTGTCTTTCCTGACCTAAAAGGAAATCTACGTTCTGAGCCGTTAAGTTAAAGACTATTTCAGGCTGAGCACGTTGTTGTAATACTTTCTTTTCTGCAGCCGTTAGCTGGACATTATCGTAATAGTCTCTGGATCGCTCAGAGATCGCCCGCGCATCTCTACTCTCATCTTCTGAGTCTTCAAAAAACTGTACCAGCGTATCCAGTTCAATAGTATTTTCTTCAGGCATTAAGCTGTCTTCCAGTTGTACTCTTGTTCGTCATCAAATGCCCTGTCCCATCTATCTTTAATCCGCTCTGGTGCCGAGGTCATACCCATTAACTGTGGGTGCGCCTCATCGACAGCTCTAGCCAATAAAGCCAGCATATCGACCACATCATCATGCTTTCCTGCGGGGAATTTGATTAGCTGCTCTAAACAGTAATCGCCGTATTCGTTATTGGGTAAGCCAACCAAACCCATCTCTGCCATTGCCTGCAAGGCCCTGGCGTTAGCCACCTTATCGCCTATGTGTGGCATCCACTCGATAAACCCGAATGCCTGGCGCAGTAATCTCTGTTGAGCTAATAAGCCCTCAACAGCCCTGCGTATAACGCCAACCTCCGCAAACTCACACTGCGGCTTATGCCGCTTAACGAGATTGAAGTATTCATGCACCCAGGCCATTGGGTTCTTGCGGCCCGACCAACCATCAAGACACATCCAGAGTTTAGTGACCTCAATGTCATCTATAAGGGTTTTGGCGGCACCGTGTACACCTATTTCGGTATAGTCAGGGTCGTCTGCTTCCGCTTCCTCTGTGACCGCGAAATCAGCACTTATGTACTTTCGTACTGCCGGGACATCTTTTAGATCGTAACGCCAGAACCAGTCTCGCTTGAAGTACGCACCTTCATCGGGTGACGGGTTTTGTTGGTAAAGTGCGGCCCAGTTACGAGATTTAACAGCTACCCGTATCTTGTTCAGGCGTTTCTCATCAAACCAATCCGGCCAGAGCGCCTTGCCCTGGTCATCAATGGCTGGAAGTGACAGGACATCCCATTGATCCCCCTCGCCCTTCTCTTGCGCCTCTAAAAGTCGGCCCGCTAAATCATCCTCATGCCATCTAGTTTGGATGAGAATAATTGCACTCTTCGGCATAAGCCTTGTATAGAGTGTTGAGGTATACCAGGCATAAACCTTGTCTCGTATGACCTCAGAGTCAGCGTCTGCCCTGTCTTTTATGGGGTCATCAATTAAAGCTATGTGTGCCCCGCGACCCGTGATAGCACCACCAACACCAGTAGCAACATAAGCCCCGTCATCAGAAGTGTTCCAACGGCCAGCGGCTCTTGAGTCCTCACGTAATCTCGTTGTAAATACATTTTGGTACTCAGTACTAGCGACAATATCGCGCACATTACGCCCAAAATCATTAGCGAGGTCAGCACCATAACTGGCCGTTATTATCTGTTTTGACGGGTTCTTGCCTATAAACCATGCCGGGAACCTCCGTGATGCGAGCTCTGACTTACCGTGACGTGGCGGCATAAAGATCATTAACCGATCTATCTCACCACGCTCAACCGCTTCCAGCTTTTCACATATTAGCTTGTGGTGATTGGCAGCCTCGTATTGAGGATTGGTGTATTCAGTGAATCTCAGTAGACTTTGCTGCGCTCGAAGTCTTTTTCTCTTCTCCTGCAGTAAGTCGAGCAATTCGCTCATCCAAATCCTCTACAGTCATTTCTTCTGCTTTAAGTGTGTGACTAATCTCTGCATCAATTTCTTTCGGTATAAATTTAGAAGCCAGCTCCATGAATTTAATAGGGTTATTTTGAAGTTCTTCAGCCAATACCTCTGATATTAACTTACCGCTATTCTTTTCAAATACCCTAAAGGCTCCGAGTACAGCGGCGCGGCATCTCTGGGCCAATTCAGGTCCATGTTTAGATTTTTTGCCCGTTGCCTTATGATTAGCCAAAACTCTCTATCTCATCAAGCGATTCGTGATACTCGTTAATCAACCACTGACATTCCCAATATTTATCTTCCATTAGTTGTCCTTCTTTTTGTCTCTTAGTAATTCATCATCGTGAACGAATACAACGCCCTCGATCATTTCTCCAAAATCTTCTGCCTATTGTATCCAGCTCTGAATAGCCTCAAGTCTGTCTATCAGATCGTCCCACACTTGCTCGCTAATTGTAATCATTGCCTGAACCTATGTCTGTGAATACGCTATCGAGAATAGTAAATCTGTTAGGTTTGAACTTGCCTTGTCTTAAAAGCCCACCAATCGTTGCCCTTACCTGATATTTGTACCCACCTGATTCTACTGATTCAGTATCAGCAGAAGCTATATCAACCTGGAACTGCGTAGCAGTAACATTATTCACACCTCCACCACCCAAGGTCTTTTTGATTTGTGTTGGTGTATCAATAGTGAATTCTATTTCTGTGGCCGATGTCAAGTCTGTTCCACTCTCAAATACAAAACTCTTATCCGCTCCCTGAAATATTGTCGGTCCTCTTGCCATTAGAATGTTGCTCTGAATGTTTCAACTGTATCAAAGCTTACACTAGCGGCTGCTGGATCAGTTGAGGCTACTGCAGGTTCTGGCTCATTTGGATTGAATTGAACATTATAAATCATATCGAAATTAGTTGAATCTCCAACACTATCTGTTGCTGTTATTATCGCTATACCGCTTTGTTCAAACGTGGCGGTGCCGCTGATAACACCGTTAGTCTCGCTAACACCTTCTGGAAGGCCGGTAACAGACCATGTTAG